TTCAGCGTAGGCAAGGCCTGTAGCTCCGCCGACGCGGATCAAGTCCGCGGTGCTGGGGAGACCAGCGAACGGATCCGCCGCTGGTGCCGCGCCGATCGAGGGAGCGACAGCGGCTGCGGACCCAGGTGTTACCGCCGGCGCCGCCGGCTGCGGCGACATCAGTGCGCTTAACGACGCACCGGTCTCGGGCGGCGCGGTTGGCGCTACGGTGCCCCCGACCGGCGTCGGCTGCACGGGCGGAGGCGTCACAGGCGCACGGCCTTCCGGCCCGGCCGGACGCATCAAATTCGGCTCCTGGTAGGCGCCGGGCGGCGCAGTCTGGAGCGGACCCGCAGTTGCCTGCGGCGTGCCCGTGGCATCCGGCGCAGCTCCCGCACCGCCTCCGAGCAAGTTGGCAATGGCCTGGCGCTGCTGGGCCTCCAACCGCAGCCGCTCCAATTCGAGCATCTTGGTCTGCAGTTCGAGCTGGCCCGACTGGCCCTGCGTCATCAGGTTGCGCAGCGTCAGCACCTGCCCGAACTGCTGGATCGGGTTAGGCACCTCGACATTGACCTGCGGCGGCCGGTAGGCGAGAGCTATCGAAGGATCAATCGTCATAAAGCCTCACGCGACGATCAGCGCCAGCACCCAGAAGGCGAGCCCGATGGCCACGAGGTTGACGCGCGCCGGAATGTTCAGTCCCGCCAGGATGAACAGGATCAGCGCGATGATCAGTAAGATGGTCCGAAGGTTAATCATTCGCTCCCTCCCCTAAGGTGTGAGCTTGACCGCCGGGTTTGCGAAGACGCCCGGGTTCTGTTTCAGCCAGTTCATCAGGTTCTGCTGCTGAAAGTAATTGCCCACCTGGCCGGCGGCATTGCCGACCCCGCCGAGCGCCCCGCTCCACGCATTCGCCGATCCCATGGTCCCCGCGGCCTGCGCATTGGCGCCGCCGGTCATCAGATTGGCGATGTTTCCCTGGGTAGCGAGCGCATTCGCGGCCTGCTGCTGCGCGGCGCCCGTGGTGAACCCGCCGGCGCCCATCGCTCCGCGATACCCGAGGTCCGCTGCCGACGTCGCGCCGGTGAGCCCGAGGTTGGCGGCCTCGTTCGCCCCGGTCATGCCGTATCCGCCGGCAGTGGTGGCCGCGCCCGCCCCCATATTCACCAGGCTGTTCAGCCGGTTGAACCGGTCCGTCTGCTGCGCCCGGAAGCGGGCCTCGGCATTGCCGAACTCGCTCGACGCCAGGTTCTGGTTCAACCCGGCCATCGCGGCGAGCGTCCCGCCCCCGAGCGCGCCGCCGCGTGCCGCCGCGGAGCCCGCGAGCGCCTTGTTCGCCTGCGCGATCCGGAAGGAGTAACCAGGATCGTAAGCCTGCATATCCTGCGTCGTGAACTGCTTGTTGAGATCACCCCCGGGACCCATGGCGCTCATCAGCGTGGCCAGCGACTGGCCGCCGGCGCCGATGTACGGCTGGAGCAGAGCCTGGCCGGCGGTGACCGCGTTTCCAATCCCCTGCTGGCCGCCGGTGACCGCCCCGCCGATCGCCGTCTGGCCCGCGGCAGTCGCGTCGTTCACCGCGCCGGCCGCCGCAGTCCCGGCGGCGCCGATCTGCGGGTTGTACTGCGCGAGCAGTGCTTTGAAATCTTCGGCCTGTTTGGTCGCGGCCGCAGACTGGATCTGGGCGGCCTGTTTGGACGCACCCGCGCCCATCGCCCCGCCGAGGAGCGAGGTGCCCATGCCGATGATTGATGGAATTATCGCCGCGGCAGCCGGCATGGTATTACCCTCCTTCTAACTTGCATTCCAGCTCCAGTGCGTCTTCGACGGCGGAAACGGCTTCCGCTTTACTGAGCCCGAGGCAGATCTGGTCGATAAGTTTTCCGTGCTTGAGGAACGACTTCGCATTTTTCCCGTAAACTTCCATGCCCGCCGCGAGCGCGAAATGATAGGCCGCACGGTTATTGGCCGGCACGTTCGTGATGAGCCGCTCGCAGGGCGTGTTTTCCCAGATCCAGGCCGCCATCACAGACGCAGCCCGGCGCGCGCGCACACCCCAAGCGTGCGGCAACAGACACGTGTGGATCTCCCAGCAGACGCTATTCTGCGGATACAGCATCCAGAGCCCGAGCAGGTCGTTGTCGTCCCAGACGACTGCATACCAGACATCGTCGCTCTCGATCGGGCGGAATTCAGCCGCCGGCGGACAGCGATCATCGCTGATGTGCCGGTAGATGCCGTTGTGGCACATGATTGCGCGGATCAATGCGTAATCAGTCGAGCGCTCGATGCGGATCACGGTTGACGTCGGCGGACGGGACGGCTGCGAGCTTCGCCCGGTCGGCATGAATCTTTGCCAGCTGCTTCGCCTTCTCCTCCGGAGTCAGGTGGAACGAATCCAGGACGGAAGCGATATGGTCGGACCAGTCGGAGGTATTCATTGGAATTCATGATACCTGCCGATCACGGTCCCAGCCAAATTGCACTAATCGAAGTATGGGTCGCGACGGTGTTGCTGCTGCCGGCGCCCCCGCTCTTGTAAGCCTGCAGGAACACAGTGGCGCCCGCCGTTGCCGTATATAGCCACTGCTGTGCGACGGTGGCTCCGATACCTATGCCGGCGCCTGTCAGATTTAATGCCGCTACAGCGGGACCGGCGCCGCTAAAGCTGCCCACCAAGGTGTTCCCCGCATCTGGACTGGCGAAGTTGAAATAGAAGACGCCATGTACCAGATAACTGCCCGCCCGGGACAAGGTCAGCGTCGTGCCGGGAATCGCCTGCGCCGACGTGGTGAGCGTTAGAGACGCCGTGGCAGTTGACAACAGAGCGAGATTGTCCTGCGCCGGCGTAATTTCGACCCATGCGCTTTGGCTCCACATGAATTCCCGCGGCGGATTGACGCTCGTCCGGAAATCGAAGCCTGCGTCGTTGACTCCTAAGTCCCCGGGGCGTTGATCAGGAGAGAGGGTCCCGAACATCGTGCCAGCCAGATAGTGCCAGGTCCCCGCCTGATTTTGATAGATCACGTTGCCGCGGTCGGTTTCCACCCAGGCAGCCCCTGACCAGAGGCCGGCGCTTGGCGTAACTGGAGTAGCAAGGCGCTGCGCATGAGTCCCGTACCGCAAGGGCGTAATTTCAATCCACGAGTTGCCCGACCACATGAACTCCTGAGAGGGCGTGACAGTGGTACGGAAATCGAAGCCCGTGTCGTTCACCCCAAGGTCGGCCGGCCGCTGGTCCGGACTGACCGTTCCCCACATGGTGCCGGCGAGGTAGTGCCATTCCCCTCCCTGGCTCTGGTAGATGACGCCGCCGCGGTTATCCTCGACATAGATCGCGCCGTCCGGCACATCGCCGGCCACAGGCCTGTCGGTATGCACGCCGAACGTGAGCATTTTCATGCCCGCATTGGCCAGATCGCCGAGCGTTTTCCAGAACAGCCACCAGGTTTTGTCCGTGCCGTCTCCATTCACCAGCGCGGTCCGGTAGGGCGGCGTAACGATGGATGCCACTACGAACCTCCCGGTGTCGCTTCGAGGAACGCGTCGGTCATCGCCACTTTCGTTGTTCCCTGCACGCCGATCCGGTAGACGCGGTCGCGCGACCGGCCGAGGCGCCGCCACACGCAGCGCCGGTTGTATTCGCCCGCGGCGCCGCCGAATTGATTCACGGTGTAAACCTTGAACGTGTGGCCGCGGTCGTCGCTCCAGTCGAGACCGACCAGCAGTTCCGGATCCGTGGGGCCGACCGCCCCCGTCTCCAGGTAAGCCTCGAACCGGTGGTGAAAGTTATTCTTGTCTTCGTTGAGGAGATGCGGAAAGGCGCGCTGATACTGGATCGCCGCCCCGTCGTCGCTGTAATAGTTCAAGCTCTGCTCGTACAACTTACCGGTATTCGGGTCGCCGACGATATGCTTACCGCCCTGGCCCCACTCGGCAATGAATGCGTGAAACCACGGCTGGTAGCGCTTGAACGCCCTCGTGGCGGTATCGTATCCGGCCCGCTCGTGCCACAGTCCCTCGCCCAGGTCGTAGACCCAGGTCTTCTGCTGCTGCCAGAAATTCAGCACCCAGAACAGGTGACCCCCGTCGCGGTAGGCATAGGAAACGGCATCGCTCACCTTAAAATTCGCCGAGTTCCAGGATTGCTCCTGGGCATAGGTGCTGATACGTTCCGGCGTAAACGCGAGAGCGCGGTACGCGATCGTCTCCCCGGTGGGACTGCCGCCGAGCCAGCATGTATACTGCCCCACCGAACATGGCGCGTAGACTGCTACCGAGCCGTCATGAATGAATGCGCCGGGGTTGCGCTGGAAGGGAAACGTGGCCACGCCCGAGGCATCGACCGTCGAGCCTACGTTGGTCCAGATTTCGGTCGTTTCCTTCCCGAGCAGCCAGAGTTCCTCGTGATCGCAGAGCACAGAATTGATGTAATCGGCGTAGCCCTCTTTGACGCCGAAATCCAACGGATTCCAGGAGGTCCCGTCATAAAGAGCGGAGATGTTGAACTGCCGCCCCGGATCCTGATTCGCCGGAAGGTCGGGGCGCGGCACCCGGTTAACGATGAAATAGCCGTCGAGGAATCCGCCGCTGACGGCATCGAGCGGGGCGCCGGACGCGACCTCCCATGTGGACTCTGAGCTCGCCGGCGGATTCGGCGTTACCAGCATGAGAATGCCCGGTGGCGTAGTGACCGGCACCGCGTCAATGTGGTAAAAACTGCCGTCCAGTCGCAAGGTCTTTCCGACCATGGAAGTGTCGAACGGGCCTCCGGTAAGCAAATGGACCTGATTGTCGGCGCCCGTGGCCGAGGCGGTGCCTGTCACCGCCATCAACACCTGTACCGGGCCCGATCCGTTGTCGCAGTAGACCAGGCCGCCCGAAATAATCATCAGCTGGTGGCCGTTACTGAAGATCTGCGCCG